CGCCTGCCCCATTCACATCATGTCCGCCACCGTCGGCGCCGGTGATGTTTGATCCGGTCATCAGTTCATCGGTGAAGGGTGCGCCGGCGCCGCCGACCGCTGCATTCACGGCCACGACTGCGGTGCAGATTCCGGCGCCCGCTGCGACCAGAGAAGGCGCCGGGTTGTTTGTAGTCTGGCTGGACAGCGAATTGGAGGTATCGAGTGCGCCTCCTGTGGTTGATCCGCAATCAATTACCGCGGCATCAATTCCCGTTGCGGACATGGTAACTGTTATCGACGTGACGCCAGTCAGTGAACTTAGCTTGTAAAAGATATAGGCATTGCCGCCCGTCGAGGTGCCATGTGAAGCGAGGGCGGTCCACGTTTGGCTCTTGCTATCCGTGATGCCCGAAATGGTCACGCCTGAATTGACCACAAAAAGCCCAATCAGAAGATTTCCCGTCGAGCTGGTAATCGTCAGCGTGACGGGACTCGCTCCTGCGCTGGTCGGAACACTAACCCGATTGAACGTAATCGCCATTACAGGAGTTGAATAATCGCGTTGCCTGCGGTTTGTGCTGGAAAAGTGATCGTAAAAGGGCCGTTGGTGGAAGTCTGATCGGAAGTGAAATTCAAGACCAGCACGGTCGGTTGGCCGCCGAGCGAAGCATTGTAAATCACTGCGCCTCTAGCGGTGATCGTTGCCCCGGTCCAGGTGATCGAAGCAAATAGGCCGCAAGCCGTGTCCGTGGATAAAACGGGAGTCGTGCTCACGAGGGCCATGGCATTCCCGATCAGCGTACCGCCAGGGCCGATGCCGCCGGTCACGTAGGTTCCCGAACTGCCGACTTCGTTGGTATTGGAATAGCCGGTAGTCGTTTTGTCGAGAGATGCGGCGGAAGTATAGAGCGCGATGCCGAAGACGTTTGTCGTTGCCAGAACCGTGCCCATGGCTCCCGAGTTCGCGCCGTTTGGATTCGCCATTGTGACGGTTGTCGCAGTCGAGGCCACACATAGAAAAGTGCCATTATTCCCAGCCGTGGCAAAGCCTGAGAAATTCAGCACCAGGCCCGCATAAGCATTTGCTGTGCCGTTGGTGAATGTGCCCGTATAAACGGTGCAGGCCGTTCCGCCTGGACCTAGCACGCCGCCTGCTGCTGCGACCGAGGTAACCGTATTGGTTGCGGTCAGTACGGTTAGGTTGTGCATGGCCTGAAGGATTTGACGTTTATATGAGTTGCAAATTGCCTGGGTAATCGCCATTTATAAATCTCCTACTTCCGCGCCCATCTTCGGCAATTTGGCGGGATCAACAATGATTTCCACGCCTTGACTCACAAGGTTTCCATCGGCATCAAATGTTTTCGTGGTGATTGCTTTGCCACAATCTATTTCTTCGGTTGTTACTTCGGTTTTCAGGTCCGACATAAAAGCCTCGCTGTCAAGGAAGTCGTTCCATCGCCGCCGGTGATCTTGGGTCGGATGTACAGCGGATTTTCGAGCACCTGCTTGATCGAATTGGCCGATACCGAAATGGCGGTCTGCGTCGGGTCCGTGAGTCCCGCCGTATTCGTCGGAACGTCTTCGTTCGATCCCTCGACAGTAACAATCGCGCCGCCGAATGTGCCGTAAACGTGCAGGCACTTATCGTTGTAATGCCCGAGCAATTCCCAACTTCCGTCATCGCCGGAAAGCAGGCCGGTCCATTCCTTCGTGTTGGCGAAAGGATGTAGCTGCGTCGGGATCGTACTGGCTGCGCGTGTCGCCACGTTAGCCGTTTACGAGTTTGGCGAATTTCGCGTGAGCCGATGCCACTTCGGAGTGTTTCTTTTCCGCCGCTGCGAGTTCCGCCTTCTTCGCATCCAACTTTTCGATCAGCCGGTCATATTCCTCGGCCTTTGGCGCGAGATCATCGGCCTTCTTTTGCAGTTCAAGAACTTCCACCTCGACGAGGCTCAGGCTGTTTCGGGCTTCGTTCAGAAAACCGTGCGCGTCCTGCATGTTTTTGTCGATCATTTAAAAATCTCCTTTAATACGCAGAGCAAGTTATTCCCAGAACATCGGAGTTCGTCCAATTGACGGGAGTTCCCACCGTTGTTCCATAATTCGTGAATGTCGCGCTTGTCGTAGCCGATGCCGTCTGTTGAATAAACGCGCCTCGGTTGCGATTCTGTGCTGTGCAATTCCACCCCGTGCTCGCGGTCGGCAATCCAACCACGCCCGTACTGGTTCCCGTTCCCGTTCCTACTGTCACCGTGAAGGAACAATTTCCATTATTGGAACTGATGGAATCCGCAGAAGTATTGAAGTGCGTGGTGATGGTCGGGGCTGTCTGAGAACACAACAATTTAGCGGGACCGCCAACAGGTCCAACTTTTAGCGAGTTGACCAGCATAGTGCAGGCGGCGTTGTCGCAGAAAATATTGTTGCCGGGAGCGCCTTCATTGACTGGCGTACCTACGTTGACATCCTGAATCCAGATTTGATTTTCGCCGGAGTTGGCATCCAGAATGATTCCGCTCGTCAGGCTTGCCATGGTCGTTTCGAAACGATCTCCGAAGCAGCGGATGCAGTTGATTCCGGTGCCCGTGCCTGAGGCTTCAAACAGTCCACCATAAACGCCTGTGCCTCTCGTTCCATTTGGCGCGATCTGTTCGATCTGTAATCCTATTCTGCCGGCCAAACTTTCCCAGTGTGTGCCGTAGAAAAACACGTTCGATCCGACGATGCTGCATGGCAGTGCGGAAGTCGTGGACTGGCAAATAATATCGCCGCCAATAAAAGTTAAGCTGGTAGTGCTTCCGGCGGTGGAGAAGGCAATCTCATTGTCCTGGCCGGCACGCAAATCCGTTACCAGGCTGTGATTCACGAAGCCCGTAGATGATCCCCAGCCGGAACTGCCATAGAAGGCGATTCCCGTTCCGCGCGTCTTGTTGGAAACTTCTTCGCGCAATCCAGTCCCCGGCAGGGCCGCCGAGATCACATAGTTCGCACCGTAGGCTTGGCCTGTACAGCAAGCAATTTGCGATTTCTCCAAAAGTGTCGTAGTCGAAGCGTAGGGCATCCAGTCAATCGCCGGCGCGCCGGGATTGGAGGGAGCCGTAATCGTAATCGAGCAATTTCCTGAGCCGGGGCAGGTTCCCGCAGTCGTAGCCGAGGCTTCCGCCGATGGCAGCGAGAATCCCCAGCCGGTACGGTGCGCGACTTTCACGAAGACTTGCACGCCCGCGCCAAGCGAGCCGCCAGCCGTGGCCGTCACGGTGGGCGAGGCTGGAGCCGAAAGTCCTGCATAGCTGAAGCCATTCACTGAAACGCCGTTAAATTGAGTGTCCGAGGTGTCCTTAACTGCGACTCCCACGCCGGTTGCCGTATTGTCGTGAAACGAAATGTTGTCGAAGATGGGGCCGGCATAAGAAGCGCCGGACCCGGTGTAGGGAGACGTTTCTACGATAATCGTTCCTGCGGGAATGCCGGAAATCAATTCAATCGAGCAGGGATAGGCGTTCGTTCCCGATTGATGAATGCCGCCCGTGCCTCCACATTCAAAACGGACTCCATCCTTAGCGGCAAGATTGATTCCAACCGTGGCACCTTGTGAATCTGTTGCCGCTGTCGAGATACCATACCGACCAGGGTTCAGGTGAATCGTTCCGCCGCTCGATGGCAGGGCCGCTACGCAAGCGCGCAAAGCGACCCCAGCATCGACGGTAGGTGTACTTGCTCCGAGTGTGGACGGAGCACTGTAGGGAGACGAGGAACAATCTACCCAGGGATTCGGCCCGGAAAACAGACCGCTGCCGCCCTGTGAACCGCTGCCGCCTTTAGCGGAACCGATGCCCATGCCGATTGAGCCGACGACGTTGCCGACGAAGGCGGAAACACGCATACGCACATGCGAATATCCCGACACGTTGGCTTGCCAGACGCCAGTTGAAGTGGTGGAAGTGACGGCCGAGGAGCTGTTGCTGGGCGTGGCGCTGATGGCTACCCAGGTGGTTTGATTATCCGCCGAAGCCTCGAATTGAACGGTGCTCGCCGACGCATTGGTGGAGATAGCGAACGTCGCGCCGCCGGAATTGTTGTTCACGAAATTAACGAGGCACGATGCCGCCGTAGTGCAATCCGTCGAGGATGCGGTGAGAGTTGCAGTCACGCGCTGTTGGGCGCAAACCGGCATCGCCACAATAAGCAGCAAAAACAAACATAACTTTTTCACGAAGGAAACTCCTTTCCCCGAAGCGGGGGAGCCGCGCAATGCGAACTCCCCCTGCCCGGATCAATCCACAACGTAATCGATGTTGCCAGTGAGCACCGAGGCCGCCGTCCAAGCAGCTGCGGCGTTGGTGGCAACAACTGTGGTTTCCGCAGCCGTTACCGTGCCGTGCCCGAGTGCCTGAGTCGCAATCAGGGCAAACTTGGCAGTGGATGCGGTTACCGCAGCGGCCATATAAGCGCCGCTCGACGCGGAAGTGCCGATGGCGGTGGTTGCGGTGGCTCCCTGCGTGGCGCTCCATGCGATGTTGCCGCCGATGAGCCGCGCGTTGGGAGGAATCCTGCCGAGGGTGATGGTGTCTCCCGTGGCGAGGCCGGAACCCGGAAGCGTGCAACTGAAGTACAAGGTACGCAGTCGCCCGCCAAATTCATTCGGTTTGACCAGCTTGACCGGGGTGCCCAGCACCTTCGCCATCTGGTCGGAATTGAATACAGTAGCCATATCTTTTCTCTCCTTAGCTTTTCGCTTTTGTGGAATACGGGGCAGGGAAGACCCGCCCCGCCAGCAGCGTCATTCACGGGCCTGCTAGTCGCCCGCAAAAACTACTTGGTGTTGTCGATCTTGAAACGGACCAAACCTTCGCCCTGCACGCGCACGGAGCCGAGCGCCATCTTCGAGTACACCTGCCAGTTGTTCGATTTGTCGGGCCGCTTGTCTACCGAGGTGTCCATGTCCACGGCCATCGACAGGCCCATGGCGTTTTCCTGCCAGGCATAGCCGTAATACAGGTTGCCCGAGGGGTTCGGCATCAGCGTGCTGGTGTGGAATTTGAAGCCCATGAAGGTATCGACTTCGCCTTGCACGAGGGCTTTCACGGTGGCGTAGTCGGCGTTGGTGAGTTGCGGAGCCGAAGACGCTGAGAGGAGTTGCTTCAGGCCAGACGGGTCCATGGCGATGTGCCGGCCTTCCGGGTCCACATCGTTCAGGTCCAAGTCCATTTTGAGTGAAGCGAGGTTTGGAACGGTGAGGGCTGCGGCGGTGAAATCCCAATCACCCGTCGATCCGCTGCGGGCCGTAGCTGTGCCGCGCACGGACCAATCGTTTGCGAACGTGACGGCGGTGCCGCCCGTTTCGTCGGTCTGCACCGAGGCGTCGAAAGCCGCGATGATGAGACGATCCACGCGCCGGGCGAGCGACTTGGCGAAATTGATGGGCAATTCCGCTTTGGGGTCGGCCAGGATACGTGCCAGATCGGACCAATCCACGAGATCGGCAATGTGCCAATCCGTGATGTAGCAGGCGCGCCGGGAGTGCGGTGTTTCGATGTACGGCGTGTCGGCGTGCCGCGTGGTCTTCTGAATCGCTTCGATGGGACCAATGCGGTCCCAGAAGTCTGTGTTGCCGGTTACGGCGGGATGTTCCCGTGTCGTGCCGCGAAACTTGCTCATGTTCTGCTGGAACATGCGCGTGACGTTCGCGTTAAATTGTTTTACCTGCCAGTCTTGGATTTGTGAGGACATGGACGCACCTATCGAACAGTTCAAATGTTCGGAGGATTGTCCGGTAAGGGTCCGTCCTGGCCGTTATCGCCGGCTTGGTCTCGATTCGTCTTTCCGAATGGTCAGCCACGCTCCGGGGAAGAGTTGTGTGGCGAAACTTGTTTTTAGAGCTTCTCTTTGGTCAGGAGGGTTCGGCCCTTTTTCCCTGCCTTGGAGTAATTGGCGACTTCAATGACTTTCTTGCCGCGGAAGGCGAGGCGCTGTTCCCGGCCGCCGGAAATTTTACGGAATCGGTATTTCGTTCCCTTTGGGAGTGGCATGTTTACCCCAATTGTTTATAGAGGTTTCCGACTTCACGAATGGCCGCTTCCCGGTCTGCGTGCGGCGCCCTAGCATCATTGTAGGGATGCTTTGGATTATTCATAATTTCGGCAATCTTCATCTGAATGGCATCCTTGGTTTCCTGTCCGTCGGAGGACGTGTCACCCACGATGATTTTGTCTTCCATGGTCGATTCGCCCAGCTTGGCGAAGAATTTTACGAGCGTTGGATGGTTGCCGAGGCCGGTTTCTTCGAGCAGGGAAATTAGTTCGTCGCCGCCGAGTTCCTTGACCGCACGCGAGGCTACGGAAATCTTTTCATCGAACTTGCCGCCCCATTCGCCTTTCAGTTTCCCTACACCGTCTTCCATGGTCTTCGTGTAGGCCGTCATGCGGTCTCCCTGGGTTTTGTTGAACCAGTCGAGCAAGCCCTGCGCCTGTCGAGGCTGCAAGCCGCTCTGGTGCGCTGCGGTGCGAAATTCCTTAACCAATCCTTCATCCACCGTGCCGGACTCGGGCAATTTCAATTCGTACTTGTCGGGGGATTCGGGCCGTCCCATCTTGGAATAGAAGGTGTCCCATTCTTCGGGCTTGGAATCGGGCTTGGGCATGTGGATGGCGTTGCCCATGGTCTTCTGAATTTCCACGTAAGACTTGGCGAGATCGGGCACGCCCTTGAATTTCTCGAACGACTTCTCGGAACGCATTTCCTCTGGCAGGGAAGTACGCCAATCCTGCGCCGCTCCGTCATTTGGTGCTGCGGGGGGTGTGGTCAAAGTTGTCGCTGGACTACTCATCGTCCGACTCCTTTTCTTTTTCCGTCGCGCGCTTGGATTCGCGCAACATTCTCAAAAGCACTTTCGAGCATTCTTCGTTCTGCTGGCAGAAGATCACGAGATCGTCGAACATGATCTTGCCTTCTGGAGTGTTGAGCACTTTCTGATAGGCGAGCTGAATGTATTTGTCATCACGCGCCTTGGCCATTGCCCGCACCGCCCATCAGCGTTTTTATAGCTGGTATCGCTTTCCCCGCCGCCGCCGCAACAGAACTGGTATCGGCAATCTGCTGTTGCTGCGCTTGCTGCTGCGCGCGTTGGTCGCGCATCTTTTTAACGTCATCGGGGTCGCGTAACAGTTTCGGCGGAACGCCCAGCACATCAGCCGCGAGATGGATGGCTTCGTCATAGTCGATGTTGTCTACGATGGAGGGATCGAGGGTCGCCGCGTTCACGACCAGGGCTTGCAGGCGTTCCAGTCCCTCTACTTCCGCGAGGCGCTGCGACTTGGCCAGCGGCCCTTCGTACTGCACGTCAATTTGTGCGCCCGCTTGCACCAAAACATCCGGCGGTTTCGGCAAAGCGCCATGGCGAAGCATGATCCCGAACATGCGGTCAATGAGCGGATTCAAAAATTCGGTTTCCTGCCGTCCCATGGTCGGCCCGAGCAGGCGTTGCAGGAGTTCAAAGCGTTTGGCGACTTCAAAAGCGGTCATGGCCGGACCTACGGGCAATTCCATCTGATCGGCATAGAAATAGCGCCTGATTGACGCCTGAAGGTCTGCTGTTTTCAGTTGGTCGCCGCCGAT